CTGAATTTAAATTCAATCGAGTCCACGGTGTGAAACGTGGACCTGACGCAGGTCAAACTTGTGTTGACCCCGCTCTGGTAGGAAAGCGAAAGCCTCCCCGGTGGCAACCAGCCACCGAGAAGACCGAGACAGGGCATTTCTCGGCAAAGAACTCTTCTGCGAGTTCAACCAAGATACGTTGCGCAGAACTGCTTCATGTCTACGGACATGGTAGTGCAACGTCCCGGGTCGCCGTAAAAGATGATTTACGTGCGGCCCTGTCTTATTTGGAGAGAGAAAGTAGTAGTAGTTTGAGGAGGATGATGGAAGACGGACAGGTCTCTAGAGTGTGCTTAGCGAATGGCTCGGTGATTACTCACCTTCCGGACATAAGGATTACCCCCATGTATGAATTTAACGGAAAAAACCATAAGAGCAGTCGCTATAAGCCGGCAATTTTGTCGGAACTTCTGCAAGAGACATTGGAGACCCTTGATCGGGTCCTGTCCGTCTACGGGATAGATATCGGTCGGCATCGTGAGTCGTTACGAAAGAGCATTAACTCTTGGTGGGTTAGCATCGTCCATTGGGCGGTGAACTTACCTCGACTCGCTAAGAAGGATGTATACAATACGTTCCTTATGCTCTTGGTGCCTAAAAAGCGTCTACTTGAGAGCAGACTGACCGATGAACAACTCTTGGCGTTGGAGTTTCAATATAGTCTCGAGACCGCCTACCGGAAGTATTTTAAATTAAATCTTGCTCGGTGGGAATCTCGCCTATCTACTTATGGCCAAGAAGTTCAAGAATCTACCCCTATCCCTGATGTAATTTCTTCGTTTGATAGCTGTCTAATGTTCGGTGGTTCATTGTATCGATTATTTCGTCAATTACCAATCCGACTCCCTAGGGAATATAATAATAGGATCGTGGGAGCAAAGACGCTAGAAAGTCTGGCGCAAAGTGTTGGTCTCTTAAAGAAGGGTTTCCCCCGTCCAACAGTAATCTGTTTGGAGATCGAAGAGATCGCGCACAAGCGTACCATGACTAAGCCCCTACCGGAAGTCAAACCGGTATTTACATTTGTTAAATCTGAATGGGCGGATTACGAAGAAAATGACATCAAGACCGAATTGAAGGAATCTTTAGGTACCTGGGATATGCGGAGGTTTAAACTTCTGATCCGTCGTACCGTGAAGGAGTTGTGTGTGGGCCAACGTGGTTATACCGATGATGATAGATTTACCATCTTGTTCCCTTCTACATCTGCGAATTATGTTGCAGGTCGTAATGAAGGGGGTGCGGTATTTGTCTTGCGAGATTTCGCGAGACGCGTTGATGCCTACATGTCCGGTGATCCTGATTCCGGTCTGGGATGGCATTTAGATGAGGAGGACAAGGATGAATGGAAACGATTGGGAGGACTATTTCTTAATAGTCCTTCTGACTTCTTTAGCTTCTCTGAGAAGGTAGGTGACAAAGCGGAAGAGCTGAAAGAGGAATACAAAATTCCCGTCCAGGCTCGCTTTCACCAAGACCCTAAGTTGAGTAATGCTAAGTTACCCGGAGCAAGGTCCTTTGCGGTAACGGACGCTAAGCTAGAAGCACGTTGGCGTTTCCTGACCAAGTTAGTACAGAAGAGAGCTTCCTTCGAGACGCCGCTGGTTGAGCCAGTGGCTTTGTCTGAGGCGTTGAAGATTCGTGTTATCACGAAAGGTCCGCCATTGATTCAGACAACCCTTAAACCATTGCAGAAATTCCTATGGAAACTGTTGAGAACTCACCGTCAATTTGCCCTTATAGGGCAAGAAATTGACGAAGATATTCTCTCATCAGCAATTGGTAATTTGGGTAAGGACCAGGAGTTTGTGTCATGCGACTATGAAGCCGCAACTGATAATCTACGTCCTGAGGTCTCGGAAGAAATTGTTGATGCACTTAGTGAGGAACTACATCTCACGCATTTGGAACAAGGATTGTTCCGAAAGGCGCTTACAGGCCACGTTTATGAAATCGACGATGAACTCGTCCCTCAACAACGTGGTCAATTAATGGGCTCTGTAGTTTCGTTTGTGGTCCTGTGCATTGCAAACTTCTGTGTGTGTCGTGCAGTACAAGAATTCGAATATTGCAAGCATATACCTCTTAAGAATTTACAAATTCTGATCAATGGTGATGATGCTGCATTTAAAGGATGTAAGATGAGTTATGAGCTTTGGCAACGACTTGCTGCTATGGTTGGCTTGAAGCCATCCATCGGAAAAGTATTCCGTTCGAAGCACTTTGTTGTGCTAAACTCACGTCGCTTTGCGTATACATCCAATGAATTCTCTGTAGGTAGATATTCCTTTACCGGTGTTGATCCCGATGGGGTTCTCAAAACCTGTCTTCGACCAAAATTGTTTAAGCCTGTTGCATATATTAATATGGCGTTGGCTTACGGTCTTAAGCGAAGCGGTTCCAGTAAGGATACGGAAATTGGTCTAGTGGGTCCGAACTCAATCGGGTCTTGCTTTGAAGAGTTTATTTACTCTGGACCAGTTGGCTGTGAAGAAGTTCTTTATAAACTTTTCAGAAAGGTTAATACCAATCTTCAGCACTTCCGTAATCTACCTTGGTTTGTACCGACTGACCTCGGTGGTCTTGGTCTCTGTCCAGTCTATGCACGCGCGAGAGATGAGTACTTCCTCCGACCTAGTAAGATCGTTAAGATCTTACAAGAGAATGTGAATAATTCAATGGTCGAAGATTTGTACAATTTTAATGAAATGGAGTTGATTGCAGGGCCCTCTAGAATCGATAGATTGCTATGTAGGGAAGTTCGAAATGGTAAATTTACCCCGAAACACTTCCCGAAAAGCGATGTTTGGATGATGAGAAAGATCTCATCTAGCCTGATTATCGATGAAGGTGAAATTTACACCGACGAGGAGAAACTGCAGTTGGAACGACTCCATACGCGTATTGGACTGGCATCCTTGCTTTCTAAAGAAATAAGTGACGAGGTCTTAAAGGCAGAGGTTTCCGAAGATCTAGGGAAGAGAGTGATGAATGTCATTAATTCCAATTCCCGAATGTTTTCTAACATACAACGATTGTCGAAGAACCTAAGACCCCTGTCACTTAATGAAATGATGACGCATGTTGCCCCATTAAAGGGACCACGGATACACTGGATTAAATTATCTCCTGATCCGTTCTCACACCTGACTGCCTTAGAACAGGTGGTGATGCGTCGTGATCTACAACTACTACTCTCTCAGACGGCCTGGTAACCGTCAATTATGC